TGTGGTTTGTGTCGCAGAAATAATTGGAAGATTAAATTCAACGGCAAGACCACGCAATTCTTCAGCAATCGCCTTGATATATGAATAACTGTTTACGTTGGCACCAGGTTTGATACGAGCCGATGAACAGATATTCAGATAATCAATGAAGATGATATGTGGTTGAAAGTTCTTCTTCAAATGCAATTCATTCAACAAAGAACGGAAGTGCAATGCAGAAGCTGAAGCAGTTGGATACTCTTTGATAATCAACTTGCCATGAGTCTTTGAACGGAGAACATCAAACTTTCTATCGTATTCATCTTTGGTCATGTTGTGCAGGTCATGCATACTGACATTCAAAAGATTGGCATCAATACGTTCAGCGATACGTTCTTCTGCCATTTCAAGTGTGATGTAAAGAACATTATGCCCTTGCGACAGACAAGAAGCTGCAACGTGACACATAAACATGGACTTACCAACGCCAGTACCTGCAAGACAAATACTCAGAGTTTTGTTGGGAATACCACCTTTAGTTATCTTGTTGAATAGGTCAAGGTCGAATGAGATTCTCGATTCTTGTTTGTGATAGAAGTCATAACGGGAGTCATGGTCATTGATATAATCGTGACCAATGTGAGAATCAAAAGAAACGCCGAGTGCATTGCTGAGTAATTTGGGAATTTCGCCTTTGGCTTTGTTGCCAGATTTATCATCAAGAATCTGTACAGATTCCATGATAGCGTTGTAGATTGCTTTGTCTTGGCAGAATTTTTCAGTCTGCTCAATCAGCCATTGAATTTCAGAAGGTTGATTTTTAGATTCTTCAATCGAATCGATGAGTGTAACAACACCACGAACTTGTTGTTCACTCAGTTTCTTGGACTCTGTAATATTAATTACAAGAGCTTCTTTCGTAGGCAAAGCTTTATATTTGTTTACGAATTCGTGAATTTCCGAAAACAGAACCTTTTCATTGTTGTCTGAAAAATAATCTGTTTGAATAAAAGGAAGAACTTTTCTGGTATACTCCTCAGTATAAATCAGGTTCTTCAGAATTGTTGTTTCTAGTCGATTCATATTTTGTTTGCTCAAGTAAAATTACATTGAGAATGTCACCCATGATTTCATGGAACTTTTCATTCTCATCTAATTCATTCATGTTGTATTGACCAGAATAGACAATCGTATAACCGAATTCTAACCTGGCAACCTCACCTTCTTCTTTAATTCTGGCTCGACCATAATGGTACACAACACCTTTAAAGGAGTCAAGCAACAACTCGACTCCTGTTATGTCATTGCCTTCGAAATTAACGAATCGGTAATCAACATTTTCCTCAAGCATCTTCGGTTTCTTCCAAAACGTCATCTTGTCCCATAATGCTGCCATAAGTGATTTCATATTTCTTCCTCACGAACTCTTTGAATGATTGCATTTCAAGAATGTCTTTCCAAAATTCGGCAGTCTGAGTTGCATCATAACGGCACTTATCACCAATTTCACCAGTTTCTTGATTTACTTTTGCATACCAACCATTGGAAGGCTTTGATACATGTCCAGATTCAAGAGCAATGTCAAGTAGACCAGACCACTTGTTAATACCACCATTAAAAGATACATTAACAGGTATTTTAGATTTTTCTTTGACATAACGGGATTTCTCTACGTTGATAATGAAGTTGTAACCAGTGATTTCTGTTCCATCTTTTTCTTGTTGGCGACCAAGAATATAAATGTTATCTGCTGAGTAATAAGAACCTGTACCGCCACCAACAATATCTTTCGGGAACATACCGATTTCTTTATAGGTGTGATTGACAACAACCATCGGAATGTCTTTGAGTGTCAGATGCGGTGTCACCATACGGAACAAACTCTTAACTTGTTTCGCACGGCTCATATCAGCAACAGACTTGCCTTCAAGTGCATCTTCAACTTCTTTCTTCGATGCCAAGTTACCAATAGAATCAAGCACGATGATGAGTTTATCACCACGTTCGATATTCTGCAACTGTGCCATGATATCAAACTTCAATTGTTCAATATCGGTTAGAGGTGTATGAATAACACGGTCCATATCGATATCAAACGTTTCAAAGTATTTGATGGGTGTGCCGAATTCTGAATCATAGAACAAAAGTGCGGCTTCTGGATATTTGTCCATGTAGGACTTTGCCATCACCAAACTAAAAGCAGTCTTAAAGTGTTTTGATGGACCTGCCCACATCGTTAGGCCAGGAGCAAAGCCACCATCAAGACTGCCAGAAAATGCCACGTTCATCATAGGAACAGGCGTAGGCACCATATCTTTATCATTGAAGAATTTAGACTTCGACAGAATAGACGAGTCTTTAATCGTACTATTCTTTTTCAACTTTTCAAGCAAACTCATAATAATCTCCATTCATTTAAAAAAAGCTCTCTAGACTGTTACGCTTTTCAACTGACCAACCAATACAGTCCAGAATAATTTTAATTGGTTCAACATATGCCTTATCGAATTGCATTTCATAATCAACATACTCATGGATGTTAAATTCTTTAGGCAATCTTACTGGATAAGAAATCACACTATCCTTAAAAGGATTCGGAGATTTAAGATAGGTGAACTTCAACTTCTCACCGTCTTGAATCAGGGGATACTTCTTAGTCAAATCTAGTTGTTTTAAGAAATGATTATAGAGAATCGCACCCTTCACATGAATTGGTGTTCCTTTTTTATATAGTGTAACAGAATCTGAATATTCACGCAAGCCGTTACAACCACGGGGAAAAGAAATTTCTTCTGGCGGCAACGATTTGAATTCTTTACGGAAATCGGCAATAAAATCTTGTACACTATTCTCATCGGTATTGATAATCAAACGAATTGTTTCTCTCATCTTTTCCCGAATGGAAGAAGGCGTAGAAGATTTAACCACTTCTAGACCCATAATCTTCATCTGAGGTTCATTGTATGCAACACCTTCGTTGTTGTACACGTTCATAATGTAACGTTTCTTGGCAGTCCAGATACCTTTATCTGCCAAAGCTTCACGTTTCATTTGCATTTTTTGGGCATATGCGTGAACGTACTCAGCAAGCTCCTGATAACTCTTATCAATAAACGGTTGTATTTTTTCTTCACAGACTTTATCCATGAATGCGATAATTCTGTTTGCATCAGCTTGTTGTTTCTTATCAAACACACTCTCAACGAGTCCACCAAGATGCATATAAATCGAATCTGTATCAGACGCCAAGACATAATCTTTTTCCGTTTTCAATAATTTATTCATAAAACCGTTCATCTTGCCTTCAATCCATCGGATAGACAATTGACCGGCGAGTGTAACGGCAAGTGCCATTCTCAAATCATAGAATCTGAAATATTGTGAGCCAAGAGCGCCATAAGCGGAGTTCAGTGAAACTTTCTTCGCAAGTTGCAGATTGTTATATCGTGCAACAAGTTTATCGATTTCATTTTTCTTAATCGGGTCAGATTCGTTTTCGTATTCTTGTTTCGCCTTCAACATCAGTTTCTTAAACTTCTTGCGGTCTTCATACATTTCTTCCATCATACGAGGCAGAAAGCCTTGTTTGTCGGTACGGAAGAATTGACCGTTTGGAGTTAGAGCCACATTCGATAGTTTTGACGTATCAAGTTTTTTGTTTAGAAGTTTTTCAACATCAACGCCTTGCGACAATACTTGACGCATGGCATCATCATAGTCTGGTGGTTCAACCAAAGTTTCGGGAGAAATATTGTATTGAATCAACAAGTGAGGATACAAACTGTTCAGGTCAAAAGAAGCAACCCACTTGTGCATACCGACTTGAGGGTCTTTAACATATGCGCCTTCGAAACGTTCGTCTTTGCGTTGCACTTCTCGCGGCGGAACAACAATCTTTTTCTCAAGCAAATAAGAATAGATTAGAGAATCCCACATGCGAGTCTGAGCAAACACATCTTCGTAGTTTGTTTTGGTGTCATACGCAAGAGTGAGTGCCAGTTCAATCAACTTCAGTTTGTCTTCAAGTTTAACAATCAGTTCAACGTCTTTGATGTTATACTCAATAAACTTTTGATAGTTTAGGCGATACAGTTGATGCAAGTTGTCGAATTCATCATAAGACAATTTACTTTCACCAAGTTCTACGTTTGCGATGTTGTCCAGTTTGTAAGACTCTTGTGACTTACCACCAGGCGCATACCACTTGTACAATTCAATATAATCAAGTGCGGCAACACCAGTAATGTTGTAAGACTTTTTCTGTTGTCCTTTGAAAGTAGTTGTGCGTTCCCACACGTTACCCCAAGGAGAAAGTTTCTTAGTTTCATCTTCACCAAGAATCTTATTGAAACGATTGACGAGATATGGAATATCGAAAAACTCGGTGTTCCAGCCAGACAGAACATCTGGACAATCTTCCTGCCAATCGGTGATGAAT